GCTATCAGTTCACCAACAACTTCAACGACAACTGGTACCAGCTATCAGTTCACAACACAAGCCAATCCATTTGGTATGTTTTGTGTCGTTCGCTCAGATGTCAATCAAGCAGGTGTAGTAAATCACGGCACCAACGCAGGTGTTCCAACAGACTATCGCGTTCCTCTTCCAGCATGGAATGGTGATCAAGCTACAATCAACTCTCTTGATTGGTCACGTATTCAGATGATCTGGCAAGAATATACTTGGTACGGGGCTGGTATGGTACGCTGGGGTGTAGTCATCAATGGTGAATGGATTGTTCTACATTACATCGGTTTCGGCAATAAAGGTCCGATCAATACGACAAATCCACAAACTGGAAATATTGTTATTCCAGCACAAGAAAGCCCATGGTCACGTACTGGTAACCTTCCAGTTCGTTATGAACAGCGCAATATTGGCGTAACTGCTTCACAGAACGATATGTTTCACTATGGTGTTTCTGTTGTTATTGAAGGCGGACAAGATGACCAACGCGGCTTTACATATCCATATGGTATGGCAAACACTGCACCTAAGAGAACGATTTCTGGATCTACTGCTCGTTATCCTGTTCTTACTATGGCAAGTCGCCCAATGGCAACTATCGAAATGAGTGGTAACTCAACATTTAATGCTATCAACTCGACAAGCACAAACTCAACACTTTATTTTACAACAGCAAATACCTCATTTGATGGTGTTCAAACATCATCATTGATCGGTAACTATACTTCTGGTAATAATATTGTTGTTATCACTTCTGGTAGTACAGCAAACGTTTATGTTGGGCAAACAGTTACGTCAAACTTAACGGGCATTCCTGCTACTACAGTTACATCTTTTGTGAACACAACAGCATATACACTATCTGCTCCTGCTACTGTAACACAAACAGGTGCACAAGTCAACACGTATACTAACAATACATTTACTGGTCGCCACATTTACTTTCCTGCACAAGGAACAAGTAACACAGGGTTAACTGGACGTATCACTTCAAGTAACTCAACAGTCATTACATATGGCAATATTATCACTGGTGCACCTATTGCAAATACTGCATCCATGACTGGTACTCCTTTCCAGATTGGTCTAATCAATCGTGGTCAGCTACTACCAAAGAAGATGTATCTATCAGCCGATGCTCAGTGTATTGTTGAGTTGATTACGTCAACAACTTCAAGCCCTATTCTATTGACTGGTGCGCAGTTCTACACACTAGCAAACACCACAACATCAAACACAACTGCTGGTACAATCACACAGGCAAATGGTATTACATTCGCTAATGGTGCTACTGTAAACTCTATCGGTCTTGGGTCAAACTACTCGTTTGCAATGAGAGACGTTTCGGCTACAGCGATGACAGGTGGTGAAGTTGTGTTCGCATTCACTGCTCCTGCTGGTGGTTCTGGTCTACAAGAAATCGATCTATCATATTTCTTCCCACTCTATAACACTGTTGCTGGTAACCTAACTGACCAGTTGACTGTTGCTATTACAACAGGATCTAACGCAGCAAACGTTGGTGTTCACATCATCGCACAGGAAGCGATGTCATAAGAAAAGGAAAGCACATGCCTACCAGAAAATATGGTTACATTAAAGACCCATATGATCCTAGAGACTGGAAGTTTAGTGCGATTCATGCTCCTAAAGCTGCACCTTTACCAGATAAGGTCAGTCTTAGAAGCAAGTTTAAAGAAAAGCCATACGATCAAGGCGAACTAGGTTCTTGTTCTGCACAAGCAGCCACAGCAGCCTTTACCTTTGTTCATGATGGTGGTCCATATTCAAGACTAGCACTTTATTATCAAGAGCGAGTTCTAGAAGGCACAGTCGAGCATGACTCTGGTGCATTTCTTCGCGATGCAATCAAGGTTCTAAATCTACAAGGTGTTGGTCTAGAAAAAGATTGGCCATACGATATCTCAAAGTTCGCTGTTGCTCCTCCTGCAATCGAAGTTCAAGAAGCATTGGAGAACAAGATTTCTGCTTACTCATCTCTAGCAGATGGTAGTGGTATCGAATATCGTCAATGTCTATCTGATGGATTCCCATTCATTATTGGCATTCAAATCTATCAAGACTTTGAATCGCCAGAAGTTGCACAATCTGGTGTTATTGCAATGCCAGAATACTGGACACAATGCTTAGGTGGTCATGCTGTCACAGTCATTGGTTATGATAATAACTTTGATCCTAGTGCGCATGGTGCAGATGGTAAAGTAGAACCATACTATGAAGTACGCAACTCTTGGGGAACAGACTGGGGCGACGATGGCCACTTCTGGATTCCAGCAAGATATCTAGAAGATCCCAAGTTAGCTACAGACGCTTGGACAATCCGTAAATAAAAAAAGGGGGAGTAGCAAAACTACTCCCCTTTAAACTTTGGATGCTCCGCTTGGATTCGAACCAAGATTAACGCCTTCAAAGGGCGTGGTCCTACCATTAGACGAAAGGGCAGTATTCGTTACTTATTTGGTACGGGCGACTGGAATCGAACCAGCACTGCCGAAGCAACAAGATTTTAAGTCTCGCGGGTCTACCAATTCCCCCACGCCCGCACAAACTCTCTAAATCATAAATAATAATAAAAAGGGAGTATAATCATGTCTATCAAAGATAACATCACTAAGTTCAACGACATGGTTGCAGTGACCCTTACAGATACAGTAGGCACCATGTGGTGTGCTTATGCGTTTGCTTTGTTGGCTCTAATCAGTCTACCAGACGCTATTCACGCTGGGCTTGCAGCTACAATCTCATGGATCGCACAGACATTTCTTCAACTAGTTCTACTTAGTGTAATCATGGTAGGTCAAGAAGTTCAAGCCAGAAAGACAGAAGCTAGAAGCCAGCAAGATCACGAAACGATCTTGGCCGAGTTTGCTGAAATCAAAGCAATGCATGTCGAACTAACATCACTCCATGAGGACAAAGCAGGATGTGGCTACGTAGAACAAAAGCAGTAATAGTAGCACTAACACTTCTGTTCTCTGCTCCAGCACTCGCGGAAGATCAACAGATCAATGCTGATAGACCAGGCGTAGGTATCGATGCTGACGTCATTCCACTTAAAACTTTTCAGGCTGAAATAGGTACTGATGGTTATGAGTTTAGAATGGCTATTGCAAAGGACTTAGAAGTATCCAAAGATAACACCAGCTTTGGTGCAAAGTATGCTATCATTTATAATCACAAGTTTGACTTATCAGCCAAGCTAGGATACGATAATAACAATGGTGTTTTCATTGAAGTGCCATCAAAGTATGTTTTTAACAAATACTTTTACTTTGGTACAGATGTTCAGATTGCTAAACATTCACAGACATATGTGACTGAATACAACTTTACACCAACAGATACACTTACAATCATGCCTTCTGTCTACTATGACACAAAGGTCAAAACTGGCATCTATGTTTCATGGGTTCCACCTAAGAAACAGAATCTACAGTTTGACATTGGCTATAGCGAACACAAGTTTACCTTGGGTGTAAGTTCTGCTTTTAGAGTTTCACAATAATATTGGTGCGCGATGGAAGGATCGAACTTCCGGCATCTGTCGAGTCAGGACAGCACTCTACCGCTGAGTTAATCGCGCATTAAATTGGTGGACCCGCCTGGATTTTCACCAGTATCCTTGTTGCTAACTCCAACCAGCAGTATTATCATCCTTATCACATATACCGTTGATGATAGCTATTGCAACCGAAATTAACATCACAACAAGTATGATCTTGATCATAAATTACCTTCACTTAGTTTGGTGGACCCTCTGGGACTCGAACCCAGGATCTTTCGATTAAAAGTCGAATGCTTTAGCCTACTAAGCTAAGGGTCCTTACAAACTTTCTTTTTTGGTACTCCGTGACGGTACTGCCCCGCCTTCTAGCCGTTATGAGCGGCTGGCTTCACTTTAAAGCTTCCAGAGCATTAGAAATGATATGTCGCATTTCTGTTGCATCATCAGAAGCATATGCTTCTTCTAATGCGACTGTCGCAACTTCAAGTGCAGTCTTACACTTTTTAAGATAATACAAAGGCATATCTCTTCCGCCCATGCCTTTATTGATAGTTTCGGTGCTTCGAATACATAAGTTCAACCCTTCAATCATAATCAAAGCCCTAAGAAATATTGAATATAGAATCTGGCGCGCTGGGAGGGATTCGAACCCCCATGTGTCCAGTTAGCTTTCTCCTGATTAGAAGTCAGGCGGCATACCAGCGCATAAAGCTTAGTTAGTTTGATCCAGCGCGATATCAGACCAGTCCAGCCAGTCTTTCTCTTCGACATCCAACTTCTGACCAGCACGATATCGTTTCATAAGTTCGCTTCGTGTATTGGAGATAGCACGATATCCTTGTTTAAAAGTAGGTAGAGAATACTGCTTAACCAACATCATGACCTCCTCTAATAGATATATTTATTAGTCTTGATCAAAGCCAAGCATCAGAAAACGACATCCAACGATAGCAAAGATCAATCCAAAAGTCAACTCAGCGATTTGTACTAGACCACTGGGAGGATCACCTGCAACACAATCTACAGCGTGGCGACATGCTTCCCAGTAATCATCAGCACTGGCAGAACCAGCAATCAGAAGACCGCCGAAAATGAACAGAGCAGCACCAAAAACTTTCATAGCGAATCTCCAAAAAAATATGAGAGCGAGGTCCACTTAGGCGACTGCCAATCTGCGAAAGACCACTCGTTCGCTCTCTATATTCCCACTATATACGATTCGCTAAAAATGTCAACCCTTAATCGTGACTATATTCCTCAACGATAACCTTTTCTGGAGTCAGGTAGACAGCAACGTGATCGCCGTAGACTTCCTGCAGTACATCTTCATTATCGTTCAGCAACTTAACAAACGTCAAAATCTTATTGTGGTATTCAGGAAATTCTTCAAACTGCTTTTCGACTTGAGCAATATACGTTGGATAGTATCCTTTAACCCAATCGCTTACATGTGGCTTAGCAAGTTCATTTTTATAACGAATCAGGATTTCTTCAAGAGTCTGATAACTGCTATACTGCAAAGTCTTGTATTCATCATCATCTTCGTATTCATAAGGATCCTTCAGATCATCAGGATCGAAGCCTTCAACAATAAAATGCGGTTCGTTGATGCTGAATACACATTCTTCACCATCGTTGAAGTATGGAGTGTACTGCGACCAAACAACAGCCTGAACCTTGGGGCATTCCTCAAAGAACAACTTGATGATTTCATTGAATGACGACTGAAGTTCCTTCATGTACGCCTTCTTAAGCGCATCGATTTCAGAGTTCTTTTCAGCGATCTTCTTGGTAATATTATCAAAAGCACTCATCACTTAATCCTTTCATAAACAGTTTTGGTAATCACAACTTCTTTGGGAGTAACTTCATAGATTTCTTGATTACTATAAGTCATCAGTCAACTAGCCTTTCTTCACGACGCTTCTTTGCTCCACCAGACATCCAAGGCTTTAGTGGAATCTCTTCTAACCAGTTTTCAATAGTGGGAATGAAGCCCAAGTCTTCTTGAATGTGTTCTTCTGCAATGTCGCGTACAGACACATCTTTGCCTTGAGCATTGGTGATGTATGTACCGAACATCTGTTCAGCGAGATAGCATCCAAATGAACTATGCAGAATAGCACGGTGGCGTACATCTGGCATAGAAATCTTTGATGAGTCGATAAAGTTGTGAATGGGCAGATAATCTTCTACACAACCACCATGACGTTTTACCGAAACTTTAGCGTGAATGAGTGGCTTCATTGTCTTGTCCTTTCACTGTCTATATCATCATATTACACGATTCGCATAAAATGTCAAGCATAAAACTCTAGACATTTGACGGTGAATCTGATATAAATAGTGAAGTAAAAACAGATAGGTAACAGCATGGCAATACATCTTTATGTGAAAAAATGCACACACTGCGAACTGAGATATTTCGGTAAAACAATGGGATCCGATCCCATATCATATACGGGTTCTGGAATCTACTGGAAAGATCATCTAAAAAAACACAATTCTAAACAAGAAACGTTAGAGTTGTTCTCGTTTTATGACGAGGAAGAAGCTAGAGATTTTGCAATCAAGTTTTCCGAAGATAATAATATAGTAGAATCTAAAGAATGGGCCAATCTGATCGTAGAGAATATAAGCGCCGGCAGAATATCAGGATGGCAACACACCGAAGAGACCAGGCAGAAGATGAGGAAGCCTAAATCTAATAGCGCAAAAATGGGCAAATACGAGCGTACTCAGGAATGGAAAGATAATAAATCTAAAATCCTACTTGGTAAAGAGCCCTGGAATAAAGGAAAAACTGGAGTGTATTCGGAAGCTACTCTATGCGCGTTTAGGGAAAATGCAAGAAATAGAGGTGATGTTTGGAAAGAAAAACAGTCTATCGCACAAAAATCTAGACCAAAAGAATTGATGAATGAAGCAGGAAGAAAAAGCGGATTAGCGCGAACTGGAATCAAACGAGGTCCATACAAAAAGAAAGATGTTTTATGACAAATCCAACTCAACCTGTATCAATCGACTTTCTCAGCCCGCTTGGTTATAAGTTTAATCTCACCAAGAATCCAAATGTTGACTACTTTGCCCAAAGCTTTGATTTTCCTCGCATCAGTCTAAGCACTAGCAGAAATCAACAGACACCTTTCGGTAAGATGCAGTTGCCAGGTACTCCATTGACGTTTGATACATTCTCGTTGACATTCAAGATCGATGAAGACATGTACAACTACTTTGAAATCTATGACTGGATGACTGGTATTGGTACTCCAGAGAGTTTCAATCAGTATGCAGCATTGAATGCACAACCAAACGGTTTCGGTGTTCTGGTAGACGCGGACTTGATTGTATTGAATGGTACAATGAATCCAAATCTTAAGATCACATTTAGTGATGTCAACCCCATTTCACTGTCGGGTTTCAGATTTGATTCCACTGAAACTGATGTAAACTACGTTACGGCTACAGCAGAGTTTTCATATCGCGAGTACACATACACCCGCTTAACTTGAGGTTTATATTCATGAAGCTTGAAGAAATCTATGACCTCTGGGCAGAAGACTCAGAGATTGATACCACTGCGATTGATCAGGTTGCAGTAAATATCCCAAAACTACATCATAAATACTACAAGGTATTCTCAAACGAACGACTACAGCTTCGGAAGTTAGAAGCAGATTATAAGCAGTTGTATCACCTGAAGTTTGAATACTTCATGGGTACACTAGACCGAGAAACACTGGAAGAAAGTGGATGGAAACCAAATCCTCGCGCCATTCTTAAGTCTGATATTCCGATGCATATCGATTCAGATCAAGACATTATCAACTTAACACTTAAGATTTCATATCAAAAAGAAAAGACCGCATTGCTTGAGTCGATCATCAAGAACGTCACAGAGCGTGGGTTCATAGTTCGCAACTATATTGAGTGGCAGAGATTTAAAAACGGAAACTAATGACAGACACATTATACATCACAAAGGTAAACGAGGTACACATCAGAGTAGACTGTGAAAGCGGTCTAGCTATGGAGTTGTCAGAATACTTTACGTTCATGGTACCAAATGCCAAGTTTCATCCTCTAGTCAGACAAAGACTATGGGACGGCAAGATTCGTTTGTTCAATGTGATGACAAAGACCGTCTATGCAGGATTGTTTCAAAACGTTCTAGCATTCGCTCGTAATCGTGGATATGATGTCCAGTTTAGTGATGAGTTTAACGAAACACCATTTTCACTAAGGGAAGCTGAAGATTTTGCTCAATCCTTAAACCTCCCGTTCGCACCACGCGATTACCAGTTAGCTGCACTGGCACATGCAGTACGTAAGACAAGATCGCTCCTACTGTCTCCTACCGCTTCTGGTAAGTCATTGATCATTTATATGATCGCACAGTATTACGCTAAAAAAACTCTAATCATTGTACCAACTATTTCTTTGGTTCATCAGTTAGCAGATGATTTTAAGTCTTATGGCTATGATGAACTAGTACACAAGATCACTGCTGGTGCTGATAAGAAGACTAATGCTATGTTTACTATTTCAACATGGCAGTCAATCTATAAGCAACCAAAGTCTTGGTTCTCACAGTATGATGTGGTAATGGGTGATGAATGTCATCTTTTCAAAGCTAAATCTCTTACTGCAATCATGGACAATCTTGTCAACTGCAAACATCGGTTTGGTTTCACTGGTACACTAGACGGCATTGAAACGAATAAGCTGGTACTAGAAGGGCTATTTGGTACAGCAAAGCGTGTTGCATCAACGGCTGATCTAATAGAACAGAAGCATTTGGCCGAACTGAAGATTAAGATACTTGTCTTAAAGTACGCAGAAGAAGTTCGTAAAGTCAACAAAGACAATGACTACAAACAGGAAATGGATTTCATTGTTGGCAATCAAGCACGTAACAAGTTTGTTAAGAACCTTGCTCTATCTCTAAAAGGTAATACTCTACTTCTTTTTCAATACGTGGAGAAGCACGGCAAAGACTTGTATAAAGCAATCAATGATGCTGCTGGCGATAGACCTATACATTTCATCTATGGCGGTGTTGACGGTGACGTTCGCGAAGAAATACGTAAACTGGTAGAGACACAGACAAACACCGTGATATCATTACACTTTGATGACTTCATTCTCAAAATAAAAGATGGCCAAAACGTACCTCTAATGGATGGTACAACGAAAAAAATTGACAACATTACAGAAAATGATGATGTTGACACCAGTAAATGTATAAGTAATATACAGGCGTCAACATTGATAGGCAAAGTTATATGGACTACACGAGAATCTACGGAGAGTTAGTACAACGTGGAAAGACTAGATGCATCAATGTAGATGATTATTATGAAAAACACCACATTGTTCCTAAATGTTTAGGTGGCACTGATGATTCCAGCAATCTTGTGAAGCTAACACCAGAAGAACACTATGTTGCCCATCAGCTTTTGATAAAAATGCACCCAAATAATCCTAAGCTGATATATGCGACAACAATGCTAATGTATCATAATAGTGATAGACGTTTGTGTAATAAAGAGTATGGATGGATCAAAAGATTGCACAGCAAAAATCTTAGTGTATTTTTTAGAGAACAATGGAAGAATCTAACACCAGAAGAATATAACGTTAGAGTGCAGAATATGAGTTGGTCGGAAGAGAGACATAAGCAACACACAGAATATATGAAAAACCGATACTCAGACGAAGTTTTTTATAGTAGATTTGTCACAACCATGTCGGAAGTGAATGGTGATATAGATAAGAGACAAGACGCTAGCTATAAGTTGAAAGAAAAATGGAAAGATCCTGAATATCTAGAAAAAATGAAAAATAGACCAAAAAGAGGTTCTGACGGTAGCAAACTAAAAGAGCGTTGGAAAGATCCTGCATTCAAAGCAATGATGCTAGAGAGAAGAAAGAATAAGAAAAATGAAACCAAATAAAGTGGGACAGGAGGTTGAACATGGCGCGATTATCGTAGCCAGTTCTGGTACGTTTCTCCACGGGTGTTAACATCAAGAACATTCACAATATCATCTTTGCATCACCAGGCAAGTCCAAGATCAAAACACTTCAGTCTATTGGTCGAGGGTTAAGAAAGTCAAACATAAAAGATTCTGTTACTCTTTTTGATATAGCAGATGACCTTTCATGGAAGTCCAAACAGAACTATACTATGCAACATCTCAAAGAGAGAAAGAAGATTTATGAAGAAGAAGAGTTTGCTTTCAAGATTTATGACATCGACATCTAAAGAACCTGTTCCAACACACATTCTATTAAAGTTGGTAACAGGAGAGTTGGTAATGTCTAGGTTCGATACTGAGACTGAAACTGGATATGTTGTTGAGTATCCAATGGTCGCGAATCGCTATTACGAAGAAGACACTGGTAAGTTTCAAGCTTATCTTACCTCATTGAATCCTTTCGATGATGTCAATATTCTCTTTACTTTAGATAAGAAACATGTTATATTCGTATCTAATCTAGAGCAAGAAGTAGTTACATTCTATGAGAAGAATGTATCAATGAGATATCAATCTGAAGATGATGATCAATCTCTAATACCACTAAGTTCTAGTATTCATTAAAGCACATTGCTTATTATATACAAGCTGTGGAAAAAGTCAAGAGAAAAAGGAATATATTATGGCACGACCTAAAGATACCAGCAGGCATTATGTTGACAACAAATCATTCTACAATGCACTGATTGATTATCGTAAGAAAAAGCAAGATGCGCTAGAAGCAGGGTTACCAGCACCAAGAATCCCTGAGTATATTGGTGTATGTATCTTCAAGATCGCAACTAAGCTAGCCACCAAGGGTAACTTTGTCAACTATTCTTATAAAGAAGAAATGATTTCAGATGGCATTGAAAACTGCATCAGCTACATGCACAACTTCAATCCAGACAAGTCGAACAATCCCTTCGCATACTTTACTCGTATCATATATAATGCCTACGTCCTTCGTATTCAGAAAGAGAAGAAGCAAACGTACATTAAGTATAAAGCCTTTGAGAATGCGGTGTTAGTCGGTGCTGCTACAGAGTATGGAGATTCGGATAATCCTAACTCTACAGAAATGAACAACACTGATAACATGACCAGCTTTGTGTCTGATTATGAAAAGAAAATAGCAGAACGTAAAGCTGAGACCGCAGAGAAAAAGCCAAAGGTGAAAAAAGGTATTGACAAGTTCATAGAAAGTGACTAAGATGAAGACAGACAAAAATAACATTCCCGCAGGCGTAGAAGCCGTTGTGAAGAACCTGTTTGATCCAACGAACAATGTTTATATTCGTGACAACTACAAGCGCACCTTGATGAATATCAGAGACTACTGCGATGATGCGGTAAAGTTCTATGACAAGAAACAAGCACAAGAAGAGTTGGCAAAGCCAAAGAAACGAAAGATTGTATAAGATGGCAAACTGGTTTTATCTTGCGGGTAGTGTAATGTTTGCTATAGGTACAATCATAAATATGTGGAAGTGAGTGTATGACATTTGAACATTGGTTAAATGAAGCTGAATGCTTCTCTATTCGTGAAGATAGATTGGATGATGATTTTTCGATGCTAGATCAAAAAGACTACAACAAACTTAGGGCTTGGTTGAAAGCAGCTTGGTTTGTTGGTCATGAACATGCGCTATCGACATATCTAGATGATGGAAAGTAATACATGAAGTTTGCTATTATTACCGATCAGCATTTTGGTGTACGCGGTGACAGTGTTGTGTTCCATGACATGATGGAGAACTTCTATTCTGAGTTCTTCTTTCCATACCTCAAGGAACACGACATCAATCTTATTCTAGACACTGGTGATACATTAGACCGTCGGAAGTACATTAGTTTCTATACATTGTCACGCGCTCGTTCATACTGGTTTGATAAGATCCGTGATAATAATATGTCTCTGATTACGCTAGTTGGAAACCATGTAATCCCCTACAAGAACACTCTGGAGATGAATGCTCTAGACCTTCTGCTATCAGACTATGACAACATCAAAGTCATCTCCAAACCCGCGGAGATTGAACTAGGCAGCATGAAGACGCTGCTGCTTCCTTGGATCTGCGAAGACAATCAGAAGCAAACAATGGATCTGATTAAATCGACTGATGCACAGGTTGCATTTGGTCACCTAGAACTTGGTGGTTTCTCCATGTACAAAGGTGATACTGGTCATGAAGGTATGGATTCCAGCGTCTTTCAGAAGTTTGACTTTGTTGGCTCTGGTCACTTTCATCACCGCTCAACTAAAGGCAATATAACATACTTTGGTTGCCCATATGAGATGACTTGGAGCGATTATAACGATCCTAAGGGTTTCCATATCTTTGATACAGAAACGCGCACAGCGACCTTTGTGGAGAATCCATTCCGCATGTTCTACAAGTTTGTCTATGATGATTCGAATGCAAAACTGACAGACTTTACAGACATTGACTATAGCCCATACAGAAACACATACGTAAAAGTGATCGTCAAGAACAAGAACAATCCCTATTGGTTTGATATGTTCATTGATACGATGGAGAAATCTAGCCCAGCAAACATCCAGGTTGTTGATGATAACTTGAATCTCAACCTTGAAACCGATGAAGATATTGTGGATGAAGCAGAAGACACATTGACTATTTTGCGGAAATACACAGACAATCTTGAACTGGATGTGGACAAGAAATCTCTTGACAATCTGATACGTTCCTTGTATGATGAAGCCATGAGCATCGATTGAGGTAATATG